AGCCGTATCGCAGGTTTAACCCCTAGTTCTTTACACTTATGCCTAAAGGCACTAATGTCCCCTTCAACTGCTGACATAAATCCCTTACGGTCATCTCTATAAAACTCAGTCTTACGCCTTCTGGCTCTTTGTACATTAGAGAATGCCCCTCGTCCTGCTGTATTTAAACAAGACTCTTTACACCCTGCACAATCAGCCATTGCACATACATTAATGCCCTCTACTGTATCAGCAGGTGCTAGTGATAATCCTGCTATAACGTACTCATCACCATTATCTTTTACTAACTTACTATTACTACCTGCACTTAGCAAGTTACCATTAAATTTAATATTCATTATAACCCTCTCTTAGATAATACTTAATTACACTGTTATGTAGAAATAACATATGCTTCCTGCGTTTACAAGGCACAGACATAAACTCCCCACCATCTAAACAACTAACTAAAAAATACCCCGCTATCCTACCGTTGCGTGGCTCTACTCTTACTGTTATAGTTAGCACATCGCCATCTGCACTAACTAGATTAGTAATCTTATCAAACCTATACATAGTCTTTATTCCTTATTTTAAAAATTGTATTATGATTTCAGTCCATAAAATAATACTTAAAGCTTCAGTCATATCCTTTTCCTCTTTTTATTTTTATTATATTCAGTTACAATGAAGTAACTAAACAGCCCTAGTAAATACATTAAACTAGCAATCACTAGTAGAATATATAAATCCATCACTTCGCTTGTCGAAGTTATCACTTCTATTAAACTATTCGTCATTATCTCAAGTCCTCTTGTCCATAATCTAGATTATCTAAATCATTTACATCACACTCTAAGTTATTAAACTCATCTATTGAGTGGTCATTATCCACACCATTAAAGATAATATCATCTTGATTGTTACTATCAAAATCATAATTTGTATTTATCATTTTGTTTTACCTCGTTTAGTTATAAAAAATATCTCACTAAATAAACCCGTTTATCTTGCCAAATAAACCCGTTTATTTCACAAAAACCCTTCATCATTTTATAAGATTTTTGTGAAATAAAAAAATTTTACTTTCCTTTAGACGACAAAAAGCACCCAATTAAGGGTGCTTTAAGTTATTTTTGGTTATTGTTTAGATATTTTTAATAAAATCTTTAATTGCTTTAAGCTGTTTAACATCTAAGCCCTTCAGATTTTTTGCAATATCTTTTTTCAAAACCATTTCTGGACTATCTTCACTAGAATTAATTGCATTTTGAAACTGTTTAATATCTTCATAGGTAGTTTTGTTAGTGATTTTATTATCGTGTTTTAAATAGGTACGGATAGCTGATAATTTAGTGGCTGTTTTTGCGGGTTTTTTAGTGGCATTATCAGAGCATTTAACACCATTTTTAGTGCGAAATTTCCAATTTTCCCATAGATGTAACTCAATGTTTAATGCATCGAATTTTTCAAGGTTTGCGCCTTTAAATTCTTGTACAAACTTTGTTACGCTTGAGAGCACATCATTTTCAGCACTAATCATCTCATTATATGTTAATGCTATTGACGGTGCTTTTTTAAGTTGATCTGTGATGTTAGCTGGTTTAGTTGTTGTTTTTGTAGTAGTCATTTTGAACCCCTATAAGTTAAATAAACGCGTTTATTTCAAATATTAGAAAATGCTTATATAAGAAAAATCTAATATAGAACAGTGGTGCGTCCTTTCCCACCGTCCATATGTATATGATACCCTAAAAGGGGGCATTAGTCAAGCCTTTTTTTCAAATTATGGCAAGTTTGAAGAGATATATTTGTATATCTCTAAAGGGATATATTTATATATCTCTAAAAAGTGCTTGACAATAATCTATATTAGTGAATGATGATATAGTATATGTATTAGTATATTAGTATATTATAATATTATTATGTTTTTATAAAAAGATTATTCAATGCGAATGAGAATGATTATCATTTACAGTCAAGCACCCTAATGCGAATGAGAATTATTATCAAATGAGAATGATTATCATACAAGACCAATTATCAAATGAGAATGATTATCATTTACATCACCCCCCACTATATCAGTATATTATGATATTCTAATATAAGACCATTATTATATTATGATATTCTTATAAAGGCATTCGTCATTATAAGAGTATTAGAATATAATAATATTATGATATTATGATACACTTATATAGGGTATATAAGAAGATTATTATATGCTTATATTAGAGTATTAGTATATTATGATATAGGGGTACGCAGGGTACAGGGTAGGGTACTGGGGCGTGTATATACATCACGAACATTTCAGTCCATTTACCAATGTCAAGCACATAGACTACTGTCAAGTACCCTTCATCGCGGAACACTAAAAACATCTGAATGAATTATTTTTCAATTATTTTCACTTTACCTCTTGACAAATCCTTAAAAGTGGTGTATAATATTCTATATGAATATCATTAAATAATTATTAAAAGATTTAAATGATTCATTAAGAACTCTTATAAGAGTTATATTATTATTTATTTTTATAACTTCTCTTATATAAACTCTTATAAGATATTCATTTATAATTCTATACTACTGTTACTATTATGACGTTACCTCAAACAATGTTATCTAAGAAGAAAACATATACTAAGAAACAAGAAGCATTTCTTAATGCTCTTTATGACTCTGAGTCAGGAGATATTAAGAGAGCTATGAATGAGGCTGGTTACGCTAAAGAGGCTTCTTCATCTTCTGTGTTACAATCTCTTAATGATGAGATACTAGAGATAGCTAACTTTATGTTAACTAAGAATGCTCCTAAGGCTGCTGGTAAACTTGTTACTATTATGGATAGTAACGAACCCATACCTCAGGTTAATCAGAAGTTACAAGCTGCTCAGACTCTTTTAGATAGAGTAGGTATAGTAAAAGAACAGAAGATGAATATAGACCATAATGTATCTGGTGGTATCTTTGTGATACCTGCTAAAGAAGAACTAACTATAGAACAAGAGGTGGAGGTTATAGATGAGTAGCTTATTAAATAAACAAGGTGTGATAGAAATAAAGATGAGGGGTAGTGTTGTACCTTTTGGTTATGAGGAGTTACTAGATAAACCTGGTTACGTAACACCTATCACTAAAGAACTAGAAGCTTTAGATAAAGCTATTGATATGGTTAAAGAAGGTACTCTTACTTATGCTGCTGCATCTGAATGGTTAGAGTTTACTTCAGGAAGAAAGATATCAAGACAGGGTTTACATAATCTAATGAAACGAAGAGATGCCTTACAAGAGAACTAACTCTACTGTTACTAATGAAAACATTCCTAAGATAACTATAGAGGAATGTAAAGAGAAGTATCCTGACTTAGATATATCTACATTAGATGTATATCAAGATAAGTACGTAAGATGTAAGTTGGATGGTACTCCTCGTAAGAAGAGGGGACATAAGAAAGGAGTAACACGTAAGTACTCTAAGTCTACCTTAGCTCAAACTAAAGAGAGTACAAAACAAGGACATAAGAAGAGAAGTAAAGCCTCTCAGAAGATTAAGAAGGCTACTAATAATAAGTCTATATCTAGGGTTGTTACTGATAAAGAGGTAGCATCAGCAGTAGGACAGAAAGATGCAGAGGTAGCCTTCAGAGCTAACCCTGGACCTCAAACAGATTTCTTAGCAGCACCAGAGAAAGATGTACTATATGGTGGAGCAGCAGGTGGTGGTAAATCTTATGCTATGTTAGTAGACCCATTAAGGTACGCACATAGACCAGAACATAGAGCACTTATCTTAAGAAGGTCTATGCCTGAACTAAGAGAACTAATAGATAAGAGTAGAGAGTTATATCCTAAAGCATTCAAAGGTGCTAAGTTCAGAGAAGTAGATAAGATATGGAAGTTTCCTTCTGGTGCTTCAGTACAGTTTAGTTTCTTAGAAAAGGACGCAGACGTATATAGATTCCAAGGACAAGCATATTCTTGGATAGGGTTTGATGAGATAACACACCTACCTACTGAGTTTGCTTGGAACTACTTAGCATCTAGACTTAGAACTACAGACCCAGAGATTCAAACATATATGAGATGTACCGCTAACCCTGGTGGTGCTGGTGCTCATTGGGTAAAGAAAAGATACATTGAGCCTTCTCCTGCTAACGAAACCTTCATAGGTAACGATGAAGTAGTAAGGAAGTTTATACCTGCTTTGTTAGATGATAACCCTTATCTATCAGGTACAGACTATAAGAAGATGTTAGCGTCTTTACCTCCTGTACAACGTAAGCAATTACTAGAAGGTAACTGGGATAT